TTGCAGTGGCTGGGTGAGTTGTGTCACGTGGAGCAGCAGATCCGTAGTACTTCATTGGGTTGAGCTTGAGAGCCGCGGCGGGAGGAGGTTCAGGAATGCCCAATGCCTCCCTATCCTCCTTCTCCTCCGCGTCTGTCTGCTCTGCCCAAGAGAGTGGCTCAGGTACTGGTAACCAGTCCTTCTCCGGGTCGCTTTTCCTGTCCTCTAGTAGTTCATCCGCCTCTGGTAGCATCCATAACTCTGATGGAGGTTGGAGCAGTGCTCTGCGTACACCCGCAAGGGATGCTTGCTCCAAATGACACCCTAATGGGTTGTCTGCTATAGCAAAGGCGTATGACTGCTCTGCTTGGTCTTGGTACTTCACTAGGGCATCATCCACCAGAGTGTAAGCATAATTCCTGAATTCAATGAAGGCAGGAAGTAAGTCGTCTGGTGGGGTACCCATGTTGAGCGCAAGACTGGCCAGCCTGATGGCCTCAGTTACTTCAAACTCCCGTCCAGCCTTGGCCCAGGTGGCGGTGGGGAAAGGTACCCCCGTACAGAAGCGTGGGACATCACAGTAAACCATGATCTCCTCACCATCTATAGAGTAGAAGTTGTAGCCGACGAACAAGAAGCTCTGTTTTGCCAACACGTGAGCCAGTGTAGAGCCTTCAGTTATTGAGAACTGCTCCAAGCGGAGCTTAATGCCCATACCACTGCCGACCATCTCCACTAGCTCACCTATTGTCTCCTCAGAGATCTCTTCAAGTTGCATCCAGCCCCTGATGACTCTCTGGCAGGCTACGTCCTCGACCATGTTATTCGCCTCACTTATTAGCGGCCCCCCAGAGGGGTGGCCGTGTCGCAGCTGACGCACAAGTGTGCCAGCTATGACAGTTTGGCGACTACGCATGTATGCGAGCCATAGATCCGCCGCTGGTTTGTCCACAAAAGCAAGGCGCTCGTGTAGCACGTAGTGTACCTCCTCGTTGCAATCGCTGTCTTGCGACAGGTCAAACGAAGTGCCGTCCAACGCGAACATAATGATCTTGTTGTCAGGCCCCAGAAGTATGATCCAGGTGTCATCACCCTGAGTGACGTAGGCGTACCCGTTGTCGTCAAGCATCTGCTGAAGCTTGCCGACCAACTTGTGTCCTCCACCACGCGTCAAGGTGATCCCTGAGGTGTTGTGTACAGGTGCATTCAAGACATTCCTCTTAGTGCCCAGGAACGGCTGAGCCGCTACCTGGATGTTTAGTAGAATGTGCCGTGGATACACGTTGTAAAACCTAATCCTCTTGGACCATATCTTCTCGAGAGGGTAAACGTCCTCTTTACCTTTTCCCTGTACTGCAACCAACCATGGCTGCTCCTTCTCCTTGAGCTTCTTCCACTTGGCCACACCACCTGGTATGGCCGCAGCGGCAGTCAGCTCCCTTCTCGTGGTCACTGCCATTCTAAGGCACCTAGTGCGAGCCTCAGCGTCTTCCCACTTCTTCCCTATTGGGAAGCCGTTGCTGGACTTGGGGTTCACAAAAAGGCCTTGGTCTTCCTCTCTCATTATGAGAGGGAAAGGGCGAACTTTTAGCATGTCCTCCTCACTGAGTGTAAACCCAGTATTGTGGCATGCCAGCAGTGCCTCCTCTCTAGTAATAGGAGCAATGTGTGGCCTGCTCTTTCTTGGGTAGCTAGCCTTAAACCTACCTAGAGTGTACTCGGCACCAGCGGCTACTTGGGCTGTTGTAGTGACCGCGGCCTCAACAACCTTCTGCATCTCTGGTGACAACTTCTCATAGAATTGATTAAAAGCTTCCTTGCCTGTAGCCGATCGCTCTCGCCAAACGACGGGACCGTGATAGGCTCTAGCCAAGGTCGCACCCTTACTACTAACTACCTGAGGATCAAGTGACAACTCTCGTGGCAACTCGAACGTTTTAGCTATCTTCATGTCCAGACCTTCTAGCTCACTCGTCATCACGGGGATTTGCCTAGACTCCTTAACTGTTCTCGGCCAATGCTCCGGGGTCACAGCCCACGCTTTGACCTCCGGGCATCGGGAGAGCAGTTTCTGAGCATCGGTAAACTCCTTGGTGGGGGCGCGCATAGGGTTTGACATGATTGCTGGTTGAAGGTTGGGGGGGGCATGTTTCCAGTTTGAGTTTCCTCTGGATAGTACTACCGAAAAATACACTTTCCCAAAAAGAACACCAACACTTTCGTCGCTGAGAAGAGTGCAACAGTGCAGCGAGTGGTGGGTGTGTGAGGAGTGTGGCGCGTGCGTTCCTGAACGACACGCCGACGTTGCTGGCGGAGAGCGCGCCCTTCAGCGTCTCCACGCCCGCGATCTCGAC